CTTAGCTAATTCTTTTATCTTTAATAATAGTTTATTAGATACGTCCTTAAACCACTGTTTAACCGCCCCTATAATTTTAAGTTCAGTCAATGTCTCTTCGGTTAATAAAAGATTACTAGTAAATTCTTGTAATGATGTTTCCATAAAATTATAAAAAGTATCTTCGTTATTTTTATGATATGTTTTAAAGCCAAGAAATTCATCTTTTATATCAATTCTTAAACTTCCAGAAGTTCGCGAAGTCAAATCACTTCGTACTCTACTTCCCGATCCAGTTTTAGCTGAAAGTCTGATAGTTGCCTTTTTTGTTATACTTTCAACGTAAGAAGAAGGTGTGTTTGATGATGTAGATAGTGGATTAATGTTATTATTTTTACCAGTATCTTTATCAAACTCTACAACCCAATTTGAATTTGCATATTTGTCTGGTCTAAATTTTGTTTCTCCTGTAGCAGCTTCATAACAAAACCACCTTTTAAACTCATAATTTTTTTCAAAAAAATCTTTAAAGACCTTGGTTGTTTCTTTCATTTGTGCTTTCCAATCAACAATGGATTGCATTTCTTTTTCATATTTTTTCTTATCAATATTAATAGTTACTTTATTTTTTCCTTGCTTAGCTCTAATCTTCTTAGGAATTACCTTAGTTTTAATAGCTTTAGCAATTGAGTTAATATTTCCTTGAACCGACATATTTTTAAGAACATCACCAAGACTATCCACTAAAACTTCAACTTCTGCTGGTGCATTATTATCCATATACTCTTGTGCTGCTCGAAAAGTAGATTTAGTTTCATCCAGCAAACCAGACATCAGCTGAGAACCACCCCTTTGCTTTAATGAAATATTAATTCCATCAGTTGAATAGAGGTCTGTTTTGGGGGTTGGATTTCCTTTCCACCAATTAACCATTTTACCATTACCCTTACCAAAATGAATCATTGAATTTGGTGTTGCTTTGGTTTTATTTTGGATATCTTTAGCTATTAATTCGGAAATATGCTTAGATGCTTCATATGAATCGAGAGTTATTCCATATGTATCTGGAGCATTTTCATAACCACCATTATAAGCAATTACAATATGCACTTCCATTTCGGTAGCACCAGCAGTGCTACCACCCTCAGCTAAGTATAACTGAACCTTATCTACAGGTGCAATGTAATTTTCTTGAATAGGTCTAACTTGACGAACATAGTTTTGTAATGACATATCAATGGCTCCATTTAAATATACTTTATATTATTTATATAACAGAAGAATTGGGGTTTGTCAAGGTTTAAAACACAAAATCATCATATTTGTCTACAACTTGATTAGTAGCTTTAGTTTGTGAATTTGGAGTAAACTGCCCCGAATCAACCAAACCATTCTGTTGTGTATTATCTACATCATACAGTCTCATTTTACTTCTGTCAATACCTAATACGAACCTTTTATTTATAGTGGGATCATTGTATCTATTTTTAAGTTGTTTTACAACAATTTGATTAAGTGTATCCAGTTCTTCATTACTGATAAGAGCAAACATAAAGTCAGCAGTTGCTGGAAGTCCAAATGATTCTGAAGTATCTGTCAAGTCTACATCTGAAGATGCAAAACCAGACCTTGTTGTTTGAGTTGCAGACATAATAGGAACATTACATTCTACAGCCAAACCTCTAAGTTCTTCTGCAATAGACTTAACTATTGTGTAAGAGTTAGCGTTCTGAACTCCTTTGAATCGACTTGAAGCACAGATGTTCAAATAATCAATAAAAATGATATCTGGTTTAAAAGACTTCTTGATTGCAAGTTCTTTAATCAATCCACGAAAATGTGCAGAGTGAGCAGATGCAGTAGGATATTCCTTAACTATAAGAGCACCAGACGTTTTCTTTGTGATTTTTGCAATCTTATCATCAAACATCTTCTTAGGCAGATCATGCAAGTCGTCCATAGTAATATTCATTAGGTTTGCATCAATACGTTCTGCAATGCGTTCCTCAGCCATCTCTAAGGTTATGTACAGTACGTTTTTACCCTCTGATAATGAACTTGCAGCCATATGACACATGAACAAAGATTTACCAACACCTGTACCAGCAAGTGCAATATTCAGAGTTTTGTTGGGCAATCCACCGTTAGTGATCTTGTTAAAGAACTCTAGGTCAAAAGGCACACGTTCTTCAATTCTGTGATAGTAGTCGAACCTACTATCTGAATCTGCCAGATAATCGTGACCAACAGCATTGTCAAAAGAAACAGCCAACGCATCTCGCAATATATCGGGAATTGCATCGGGAGCTCTTTTCTTGTCTCTACCATCAATAATTGAAATACCTTCAACGACTGCATTATAGATTGCTTTGTCTTTACAGAACTTTTCAGTAGTGTCTACTAACCAATCGAAATCTACATCAGTACTATCTAATGTCTTAATGATTTCTACAATTTTGGAATGTTCTATTTCAGTTAAGTCTTTTCGACTCTCAACCTCAATCTCCAAGGAAATCTTAGTTGGAACTTTACTATACTTGTCAACAAAGTTATGTATTTCTTCAAATACAATTCTTTCTTCTTTTACATCAAAATAATCAGCCTTGATAAATGGCAGTACCTTTCTACAATAATTCTCATTGGATACTAGATTGCTCAGGGTTGTGCGTTCTATTGTCTGGGTATTCACTATTTTGCTCCGATTGAGTTATGATGATATGGTAAAGTATATCACCGATTAATTTAAAAAACTCATCTCCAAATTTTTCTTTGGGGATTCCATTATTATCTAGTATATCATATTTAAACTTTAAACGCAAGTGTTGATTGTCTTCTAATTGAGTTTCATCAGGAATTGTTACTTGGCCGTACTTATATATCACACCATGATAATCTGTCTCATCAGTAAGACCAATACAAGTTTGGTCTGGGTGATCTTTACTATTTAAGAACACAAACTTTTTTGTAATTGGATCTTTTAGTATTTGTTCAGTTGTTGGTAGTTGTGATGGATCAACCTCTTTTTTAATTGGTTTTCCTTCAGAATTTAAAAGTTTAGTCATAGCGTAAATAGCTCCCTACAATGAATTTTGGTTTATTTATTGGTTTTTCACCAGCATGAGGATGTGTCCAAAACGGTGGAAACATGAGTAAAGAACCTTTTTTGCAAGATGAACTAAAGCCTGTTCTTTCAAAAGTTGTTTGTCCTGCTTCGTTATTATCTAGGTAGAGGAAAAAAACTAAAAATCTTCTTGCAGTATTATAGTCTGTCACATCAACATGAGAACCAAACATATCCTTATCGTTAGGTAAATATCGTTTCATTCTTATGGTTTCATATGTATGATTTAAAGGCCACATATTTTCTGTGATATTACAATCTTCTCTGTATTGTTTTAAATACGTCTTATATGTGTTCATTAGATGTGCAACATCACTTTTCCATATACCGTGTTCCTGTAAATGAATTTGACTAAAAGACATTTTCCAATTACGAGCTTCATTCTTTCTATCTTGATGATAATACTGTTGTGGATTATCTTCATACTGTTGTATTAATTTGTCACAGAAAGTATCTGATACGGCATTATGATATATTTTTACAAACTCATTAGACATAAAGTAAATAGCTCCCTAAAATGAATTTTGGTTTATTTATTGGTTTTTCACCAGCATGAAGCCAGGGCCAAAGTGGAGGAAAGATCAAAACTGAACCTTTTTTGCAAGCTGATGAAATGTCATGTTGTGGAAATGAAGTACTTCCTTTTTCATTATCATCTAGGTATAAAAAGAATACCAGAAATCTTCTTGCTGATTCGTGACTGTTAACATCGACATGATCACCAAATTGATCTGTGCCATCTGGTAGATATCTTTTCATTCGTAGTGGTTCAAGACTGAATTTTTCAGGCCACATATTACCAATTATATTACAGTCTTTTCTGTACTGTGTAACTTGATCCATAAGTGCGTTTGCAATACCAGTAGAGTCTTCTACCCAATCTTTATGTTTTAATAAATTGATTTGTGTAAAGGACATTTGTCCTTGTTGATGTTTTTCATACTGATTGGGACTATCTTCAAACTTTTTAATTAAGCTATCACATAACTCTGTGGAGATTACATTATCATATCTCCTAATATACGTTTCCATATTTTTATTCCTTACTTTATTGCGATTGCACCAACAAATGCATGATTTCTCCAAAATGGTTGAACATCTTTGAAGCCTGCATCATAAAGCATTTCAGTAATTTCTTCCCATGTATTAGGTTTCATCATATGTCGCAATGTTCTTTCTTTATCCATGATATCTTCTGTATCAAAAGACTTTCTTTTATAATCATAGTAATTAAATGTTAACATATCTTGAAAGTTTGCATTTTCACAGATTGTTTTTTCTGAGAATATAAATGCACCACCTTCATTTAGTCCTGTATAAATGTTTTCAATTACACCTTGTCTATCTCTCTTGGGCATAAACTGTAAAGTAAAGATAGATGTTACAAGAGATGCACTGTGAATGTATGTCTCTCTAATATCTTCGTGTTCAAAGTACACCCAAGCGTTTGGATCAAATTTGTGAATATCTTCTTTGCGTTTTTCAAGGTCATCTTGAAACCCATCTGCAATCTCAATACCATACCAACTTGCATCAGTGCAATGGTCATAGTTGGCTTCGATTAATCGTTGTGTCATCTTTCCAGTAGAGCAACCAAGGTCATATACGTTAGTTTCATCTTCAACAAAATAACGTGAAAATGAAATAACATCTTCTAAGAGATGTCCATATCCACGAATACTTTTTTCAATATGTTCATCAAAACCTTCTTCTCTATGTGCAAATGTAAAATCAGCCATTATCAATATCCTTATATAATTTAATTACTTTATCATAAACGGAAGATGCAATCGCCTTCATCATCAAAGGAGGCACCATTCTACCAATCCGTTCTGCTTTTTGATTCCACTTACCTGTAAGTTTGAAATCATCTGGTAGAGACATAATTCTTTTCAATTCACCTAGTGTTAACTTCCTTGGTTCTTTCCAATGAAACGCACCAGCAGTTGTATCTGCACTACCCATTGCCGTAATTGTAGGAGCTGGTGCATACTGTGATAATCTTTTTAGATTAAAGTGATGACCTTTTGGATGATAATCTCCACCAGTAAGAACCTTTTCGGGATCTACTGGCATCATACTGCCCGTCTGTTTCCAATATGCAGTATTAGTAAACTTCTCAGTAAGATAATCAACTTCATCTTTATCATACTGTAAACCTACCATTACATCTTTTACTGGAATAATACTTCTAGATTCCTCTGGAAATAAATTACCTATTGTCATAAAGTTTAATCCAACCTTTTCAGCTATGTCACTACGAACTGCAATAAATATAACTCTTGTGCGAGTTTGTGATACACCGAAGTATCTTGAGTCTAAAACCTTTGAACATACATCATAACCAATTTCGCCAAACTTGTTTGTAATTTTATTGTAGTATTCTTTTGCACCACCTATGGTCAAACCACGAACATTTTCTGCAATAATTACTTTAGGTTTAATTTCATCTGCAATACGCAAGAACTCAAAGAATAGGTCTTCA